TAAGATGTAAACACATCTCATCCAGGAATGAATAGGTATTCATACCCCTGCTCGGCCGCCGAGCAGTATCCTGACTTTCTCCCCGTGAGAAAGCCTCTTGCGACATTTTATAGACTGTCGTCTATCCCATATACAATATACATGTAACACAAATATATAAACAAAATTGTATACAAATAGCCATGATCGAACCCAAAAAGATCTAAGCTGCAGTAGGATTAAGATATACGTAATACACAGGAGCTCCAATAAAGAGTCCTAATTGAAAGTCTTCCGCTGTGGAAATATACTTATCAATTCGCATGGTAAGAGCATTATCTGATGCTTTAACTTCAGTTGTTAATTCATGACCCAAACGCTTCCCAGCGTAATAATTGAGATCTCTGGCAGGAACAAATCTTTGTCCTGCAGTATAAAAAGGAGTCTCATATTCTAGACATGGGTTATTAAAAGCTGGTGTGATTGCAGTTCCTCCTAAAGAACCACGTAAAGTATGAAGCATTTCTTTTCGCCGGTCTCCTATATTAGTACTATCGAGTGGATGAGAACTCACAAAATTACTAACTCCCTCAATATTATGTCTAGCAACACCAAACGATCCACTATGACCGGCTGTGTTCTTGTCAATGAGCATTGCTTTATGTCGCAACGCTCCCCTGCGCATAACAAATGCAGGTGTAAGGTAATTCAACAAAGTTGTATTACAAAAACTATATGGAAGAATTCCTCCCCCACTTGGTACACCGAAATCGTCACCGGCTGGATCCCATCCTCTGTAGTACGGAAAATCTGTGAGATTAATTGAAACCATTCGAGTGCCTGTGCCAACGTCAGCTGGCCAGTAAGCTGTATGGTAATGGTATCTTCGCAACAAATCACGAAAACTCACTATCCTTTCACCCTGATATACAAGGTATTGATTATCGTCTTTGAATAAATCCGCATTAGATCCGAAAGCTTGAATTTCATTAGAGCAATCAGGAGCATTAGATTCATCAGTACTCGTAGCGAGTACATCAGATGCTTCTTCTGACTGTGCAACATATGGTGCAATGTCACTTTGCTCTCGAAAATAAGAAACATTCCTTAGACCATTTACAGTAGGAACAGCGAAAGCAATGTCTTCACCGCCACTAACCCATACTTGTACTTTAACTACAGCATTGGTATTGCTTGGAGTTGCGAGTTCATTAACAACGTAGACACTAAGACTACCATTATCATATATATCACCGGCAGAAACATTAACAATTGTACTGAAAGTAGAAAAGATAAAAGGGGCAACACT